TGTTGTGTAGCTGCAGTAGTAGGCTGTACAAAACCACCAACCTGCATTTCTCTAGGTTCATCATCTAATTCAAGATCATCTACGTTAAACGGAACATCATCTGGAATAGTGGCTTCTTCGCTATTACCCATTTGACCCATTTCGTCCATCATTTTTAAACCCATCTTAGCTTCTTGCCGCATTTGCATAAGATTACCAAGACCAATATAACGAACTACATCTGCTGGAAAAACAAACTCACCTTCACTTAATTGTGCAGGAATGTCATCACGCACTTCTTCTTGCGTAGAACCGGGAGGTACTTCATTACCAGATACAGGGTCTACTGTGCCGCCCTCATCTCGCAAACCTCCTTCTTGAAACATTTCCATTTGTCTTTTCATAGGTACTACTCCACCCTCTGCTAATCCTAATAATTTTTGTACAGGTTTATACCGTAAAAAAGGTATACCCTCATATTTATTTTCTTCTGCTGGTATATCTATTACACGATCTGCAGGAAAACTAGTTGTTTTGTCTTTAGGTTCTAGTTCAGATAAATATTGATCTGTTTTATTTCTGCGTCTATCAGAATGTGGTATACCTGCTTTTTCAAAACGGTCTACAAAAGCGTCTGATATATCTCTAGGATTTTCTGTGGTAGTTAAATATTGCTCAAGAACTTCAAGATCACCTTTGCCTATTTTTAATTTAGATTTCCAGCCAACATCTTTTTCATTTTTAGCAAACACAGAATCAAGAACATAATCTATTTGAGATTCAGTGCTATTTTTTTTACCTGAATCTTTTAAATATTCTTTGTACCAAGATTGATTACCTACACCTTTTTCATAGTCATCAAACTGAAATAATCCTACACCCCCACCTTCTATTGTTCTAGGATCGCTAGGACTACCAGATTTTGTTTGTTTTTGTTTAAAGTCAAAAGAACCGCCAGTTTCAACATCTATATTAGCCATGATAGCTGCTATAGCTTTATTACGTAATCCTCGCTCTTGTAAATGTTTTAAAACCTTTTTTTTATTTTTTGCGTAGACAGCAGCTTTTTCTACTTTTAACTTCTGTTGCACGGCTTTAGAAGGTTTAGGTTTTGGTAACGCCATTTCAGCCATTGTTTATTTCATCCCGTAATGATTTTAGTCTACGCAAAGCTAACACAGCCCCCTGACATCTATATACTATAGTAGGATGTTCAGCTTGTTCCATAGCCACATGCTGATCTTCTATAAGAATATCAATGTAATTATTGAACGCTTCCCACTGGGGGTTGCTGTTGGCCATTGGCTTGAGGCGGCTGACCACCTGCTTGCGGTGCTTGTACTTGTCCATTTCCACTAAATCCCTGTTCTCCCGGCACAGGAGCCTGTCCAGTGCCTATTGTGCCGCCACCTGCACCTGTAGGGTCTAACGGCCCAGACCCCGCCTGTGGGCCTTGTGGGGGCTGTTCTTGCTGAAACCCTTTCATAATCTCTGCTTGCAGTGCAGCTTCGTTCATATTGTTGGTTACTTTATCAGGGTCTAAGTCCATAGACTTTGCAATCTCACGGATCACATACTGGAACTTAGCAAAAGGTGCTAGTGCTGGATTACTTGCAATTTGCAAGAACTGCATTAGACGTTGACTACGCACTTCGTTAGCCATAAGACTTTCTGTGCCACGTGCTTTAACTTCTAAGTCGCCTTTAATTTCTTTGTCAAAGTCAAACTGCATGTTAAAACGGAAAAAACCTTCTCCCAATGGGCGCAGTAGATAGTCATCTACGTTTTTAATAACTGTTTTTGTACCACCTGCAGCAGCACCCATGAGCATGGAGATACCTGATGCAGTACGACCTACACCTGATATGCCTGTCTGTCCATGAGCAAACGATGGGAAGCCTGTGCTTTCATCTGCAAGCTGCCTTGCTTTATCAAACAGCATCATGTTTTCGCTAGACACGTTAGGAAACTTAGTTCCAAAGATAGCCTGACCCGGTGCGCCACCCTGCCTACGGAATATTTTGCCCGGATACAATGATAGGTCTTGACCCGGCACAAGGTTTGTTTCATCTACTTCTACAACTAAGTTGCCTGACAGTACAGCGTTATCAACAGCCATACGCATAAAACCATTCATCAAGGTTTGTGTGTCATCCATGTTCTCTGCAATGCCAATACCAAAGAATGAGTATGGGTTTAACTCATACGGTGCGGCATGATATGGAATCTTGCTAGGCTTAAACGGATTAAGAACCATACGAATAAGTTTATTATTACATATCCATATGTTTGCCTGTAATTCATCAAAGTCTTGCAACTCTTTTGGTATTTCTACACCTTGATCCAGAACCATTTCTGTATCAACCATACCCCAATACTCAAGGACTTCAAAACGGTCAATGCCATGTTCAG